TACGAATGCTTCAGATATTATTGCCCACATCATTGATGACCCTATGGTCGTATTTGAGTGCCAGGCAGATGAAGCTTTCCCTGTTGCGGATTTACTAGGTAACTTCGATGTTATCAAAACAAACTCTGGTTCTACCAAGACTGGTATTTCTGGAGACGAGGTTGATGTATCTACAGGTGCAACAACCGCAACTTTACCCCTGAAAGTAATTGATATTTCTCAGGATCCCAATAACCAAGACGTAGGCTCTTCCAATACAAATGTGTATGCTGTTATTCAGAATCATGTATTTGGTGTGAAAGCTGCGGGTCTAGCATAAGGAGTTAATAAATGGCTATTTCAAGAGCACAATTAGCGAAGGAGCTAGAACCAGGTCTGAACAGTTTATTCGGTATGTCATATGATGAATATACAAACGAATACGCTGAGATCTTTGCCCAAGAAGACTCACAAAGAGCCTTTGAGGAAGAAGTTTTAATTACAGGCTTCGGCGGCGCTCCTACAAAAACTGAAGGTGGTTCGGTTGATTTCGACCAGGCTACTGAAAGTTACACTAGCAGATACACGCACGACACTGTTGCGCTTGCATTTGCTTTAACAGAAGAGGCTGTAGAGGATAATCTTTACGACTCTTTAGGTAAAAGGTATACAAAAGCATTAGCGAAATCGATGGCTAACACCAAAGAAGTCAAAGGTGCTGACGTACTCAACAACGCATTCTCTTCCGATCATACAGGTGGCGATGGCGTATCTCTTATTAACACTGCGCACGTCCTAGCGGGCGGTGGCACAGCTGCTAACAGAGCTACATCAATGGCCGACCTAAACGAAACGAGTTTAGAGGACGCTTTGATTGATATTGCTACTTACACAGATGATCGAGGTTTGACGATTTCTGTCCAGGCAGACAAGCTTGTGGTACCACCACAGCTGGTTTTTGTTGCTGACAGAATCTTAAACTCACAGGGAAGACCAGGGTCTGCTGATAATGACTTAAACGCAATTAAGAACACTGGTGTTCTTTCTGGCGGTTACACAGTTAATCATTATCTAACTGATCCAGATGCTTTCTTCCTTCTGACTTCTGTTACATCCCAGGGCGAAGGCCTCAAGATGTTCCAAAGAAGCCCGATGGAGACATCTATGGAGCCTGACTTCACGACTGGTAACATTCGTTACAAAGCTCGTGAGCGTTACAGCTTCGGCTTTAGTGACTGGAGAGGAATCTACGGTTCACAAGGTGCATAACGAGTAGCAGCGTTAACTGTTATAGAAAGGGACCTTCGGGTCCCTTTTTTTATGCCTAAATTAATTAACATATATTTGTATAAAAACTTGCACATAACGACACGATATGTATAATAAAGGAGTAAGTTAATTAAACAGGAGAAAGAAATGGGTATTCATGTGAACATTTATCAACAAGCAAGAGAAGAGGACACTTGGTTGGGCAAAATAGACTGCACTATGGGCGGTGAGTCTAGTTACGCAAAGGGATTTACTGTGGTAAACGCAGAAGGGCCTTTTGAAGCGTGCGAAGACTATCCGGCTGCTGAGCTTGTAATGGCAGAGGTTGGTGGCGGTAGAAAAATCCTTAGATTGATACCGGTTTCTAAAAAAGAAAAATGGACTATGTTTGGCGGCAACTACGCCTCTACTTCTGACTCAAGATTTTCAGAGCTTTGCGAGAAATTACTTGGTGCAACTTTTTATGGTGCGGTTGCGGTTCACGATAGAGTAGAAGGTTAGGAGACGCGAGTGGATTTGAACTTAGATTGGTCAAAAGGTGAAAAGCAGTCGGACGGCCGTCTGCTTAAAACCGCCAAGCCTACGCCTGAATTTTGGGCGTTATGGAAAGTCAAAAAGACGGCCATCAAAAAAGCTGGTTACACAGTCAGCAAGATTGATGACGCTTGGCTAGTTACACACATGGTTGATGACAATGCTGCAATCGAAGACTCAGTGGCCACAAACTCAGATATACAAATACCTGTACCCGACGGCCTTGAGTATCTTCCTTATCAAAAGGCTGGCATTGCTTATGCCGCTGGACGCAATAACACTTTGATTGGTGACGAAATGGGCCTGGGTAAAACCATCCAGGCTATTGGTACAATCAATCTAACTAATCCAAAAACGGTCCTGGTCGTTTGTCCGGCGTCGTTAAAACTTAATTGGGAAAGTGAGATGGAAAAGTGGTTAGTATCTGAGCGCACAATTGATGTAATTAATGGTGGGCGTGAGCAAATACCGTCTAATCCTGACGTGGTTATTATTAACTATGATGTTCTTACTAAGTACGCCAAATCATTACAGTCTAGAACCTGGGACATGGTTATCATGGACGAAGTGCATAAGATCAAAAACCCAAAAGCTAAACGCACGGTTGTGGCAGTTAGCATCAAAGCAAGGCGCAAAGTGTTACTTACAGGAACACCTATAACCAACAGGCCCATAGAGCTACAGCCAATAGCCGGTTACCTTGATTATGATAGTTTTGGCAACTTTTTTAATTTTGCACGAAAATATGCCGGCGCATACAAAGGTCGATTTGGCTGGGACTTTAGCGGATCTTCTAACCTGGATGAGCTGCAAAGAAGGTTGCGCCAGTCTTTTATGATTAGAAGAAAAAAAGATGAGGTGCTCAAAGATCTGCCAGCAAAAGTGCGCCAGGTAATTGTGTTGCCAAGTAAAGGTTACACCCAGGAACTAACCAAAGAGTTTGATGCTTTGTCTGACGCGGTTGAAGAAACCAGCTTTGAAGAGGTGTCGTTTGAGAAAATGTCTGAGGTTAGGCATGAAATGGCTTTGGCTAAAGTAAACGATGTAGTGGATCATTTGATGGACTTGGAGCACCAGGTTGTAGTTATGGCTCACCACAAAGATGTTGTCGAGGGTATTAAAGAAGGCCTGGAAGCAGTGGGTAAAACAGTGGTTACTTTGACTGGCGATTGTAACCAGGCCCACAGACAAAACTCAGTGGATACGTTTCAGGCCGGTAAGGCAGACGTTTTCATAGGTACGATCGGGGCCGCGGGCGTTGGTATCACGCTTACAAAAGCAAGCCATGTAATTTTTGCAGAGCTAGACTGGGTGCCAGGCAACATGAGCCAAGCAGAAGATCGCTGCCATAGAATTGGCCAGGAAGACTCTGTGCTGGTACAGCACCTGGTTGTTGATGGATCTATTGACGCCAGGATGGCTGAAGCCCTGGTAGGCAAGCAAAAAGTGCTAGATAAAGCTCTTGATAACGTGCAAGTGTTAGATCAAAGCATTTCAATTAACGATCTTGCGGTTGGCGTCAAAGAAGTAGAAAAAATGTTCCACAATAAGAAACTAGCGCCACTAAGCAACGATATAGTAGAGGCAATGAGATCTTGCGCAGCTTACCTGGCATCTAGATGTGACGGTGCCTTGGAAGAGGATGGTCAAGGATACAATGGTCTAGATAGCCGATTTGGCAAGTCAATAGCACAACAATTGGTCTGGACTCCGGCCGTACAGCACGCAGCAAAGAAAATGTTAAAAAAATACAGAGAACAATTGCTCCAGGGCGGTTTATCTGTAGAATACAAATCCATCTACTAACCCTTCGGTAGATAGCTACCACTAGCACTTTCTCCAGGGACCTTCGGGTCCCTTCCTTTATTCTTGACGTTTTTACCTAGTTTTATATTTTTGATGCTATACTCTTAAAGGGTCTAGGATAATTAATGACTCTATCGACCGGCCTAGCGGACAATTGCCAAGACGATAGATGAATTTCCTTATGGAGGGAATTATGGCTAATTCAACATTTAATGGACCGGTAAGGTCCGAAAACGGCTTTGAACAGATCACTGTTACAGCCAAAACAGGTGCAGTAACCACAAACTTCGACATCGACGCGAGTGGTAATGTTTCTAGTACTGGTACTATGAAAATGACCGGTGCTACTAACTCAGTTAAAGCTTACGAGTCTTTGACTGCCGCAACCAAAACAATCACAGCAGCTGACTCTGGAACCGTTTATGGTTTTAACAGAGCTGGCGGTATTGTGGTAACACTTCCAACACCAGCAGCTGGGGTTCACTATAAATTCTTAGTGGAAACTACTTTTACTGGCGTAGGGGCAATCAAAACAGCTACAACAGATGGGACAGACGGTTTCTTAGGAACTGCGTTTGTTTTTGACACTGGCGAAATTGGTGAGACAGATAACTTTCATCCAGCTGCATCAAACGATGTAATTGACCTGGGTTCAGACGAACAAGGTCGTTTAACTGGTGGCTTTATTACACTTACAGGCGTTAACACTACAACCTGGTTTGTAGAAGCGTTCTTAATGGGTGACGGAACATTAGCTACTCCATTTACTGACAGTTAATAGGGAGTAAATAATGGCAACTAGA